ATTTGGAAATATTTACAAGGATTTTGTGTTATAAATATTTCAAGAAATTCTAATGATAAAATTAATGAAGTTTTAAAATCAATTGAATCTAATGAAAAAGTTACAGATAAACAAACTGTAAAAGAAATTAAGAAAATTAAAAAAATTAATGAAAATCTAAAAAACAGTGATAACAAAGATAATAAAGATGAAAAAAATGATATAGAAGATTTAGTAGATAATACATCTATTGGTAATTTAGCAAAAGAAATTACAGAAAATATGGGATTTAAAGATGGTTCTGAACCAGATATATCTGATTTAATGAAACCTGAAAATATGATGAATATGTTTCAGACAATTAATACTACATTAAATGACAAAATTAATAATAAAGAATTAGATATGAATAATTTATTTGGGGAAGCATCTGGTTTAATGAATAATAATGATATGATGAAAGGTATGATGGGTATGATCAGTGGCATGTCTAATAGTGGTGAAAATAGCGGCGGTCCCGATTTAAGTAGTATGATGAGTATGTTTCAAAATATGCAACAACCAAATAATCAACAAAATAATCAACCAAATAATCAACAAAATACCAGGCAATCATCTAATAAATCAACAGGTTCACATGATCCTGAAATAGTGAAAGAACGTTTAAGAAATAAATTAAATAATAAATAAATAATTTACAATTTTTTTAATAATTATATATATATATGGATAATTTTTGGTTAAATGATTTATCGATAATATTTAATAAAAATCATTTTTTGGAGGTAATACCTTTTACTAATATGAAATTTAATGATAAATTAAATGCTATATTTAGAGTATCTATTTATTATTTTATTACAATGACATTAATAAAAAAGAATTTAAATAATATTTTCATTCCAATAGTTGTGGGAATTATTACAGTATTTTTATATAAAAATTATAGAAGAGTTCATAGAATAAGTGAATCAAATGATAACGGTGGGAATAATTTAAGTAATTCTATAGGTAGTTCTAATAATAATAGTGGTGTAGAAGGTTGTAAAATACCTACTAAGGATAATCCATTTATGAATCCTACTTTTTTAGATTATGGTAGTGGTGATTTACAACAATCTTGTTCATCATATAATAATAGTGTAATTAGAGATTTAGAAAAAGTATACTATAATGAAGGATTATATGAAGATAATTTTGATATATATGGTAAAGAACATAGTGCCAGACAATTTTACACAATGCCTGTAAATTCTATTGTAAATGATCAAGGTTCATTTGCTGAATGGTGTTATAAGAGACCTCCTACATGTAAAGAAGGCAATGGTATTCAATGTTCTGTAAATTTAGCAAGTTCTCAAGATGTTTCGGGTGGTCCTGGTCCTGGTAAAAGTGAATGATAATTGATATTAAATTAATTTATTAATATAAAAAAATATATTTTATAAGTATATAAATGTCTAGTTATAATAATTTTAATGAAATTGATTCTAAATTTCAAGAACAAGAATGTTCAAAACAAGATGTAGATAAAAGTAAATTTTCATTATTTAATCAAACAAATTTAAGATATGATGGCGGCACTACAACTATTGATAATGAGCAAAGATTAGGTCCAGGCAGAAGAGAATTAGATAATATGAATGGGTGCGAGTGTGGTTTAGAGTCTGCTAGAGATTTACAATTATCTCAACCGGCAATTAGTTTTAATGCTGGTGCGGGATATATGGGTGAACGAGGTTGTTTAATTGATAATGATTCAGCATTACGTTCTGATTTACTTACAAATAAAAATTATAGAAATCAATTACCGCAAGAATATAATGCTGGATTCTTTGGTAAAGGTTCATTTGATGTTGATACCGAATCCGTTATACAAGGTGGAAATTTAACTAGTCATGGTGATAAATCTTGTAATGTATTATCAGGTGTTTCTATTGGAAATTATTATACACCAATGATTCCTAGATTATCTAAAGAGGTTCAAAATTCTATTCATATTATTCCAGAAGATAATTCTAAAGGTTGGGTTCGTGGTGGTGTTAATTCTAGAGATATTTTTAAACAATTAGATTACAAACAACGATGTAATTTTAAAGGTAATAATAATAATAATAATAATAATAATAATAATAATATAAACGCTGTAAATTAAATGTTTATATATAATATAATATGAACGATTTATATTTACAACAGGAATCCGCCCAAATGTCACAAATAAATAAAGAATCACTTGGTACGGGATTATATATGTTAGATATATCTAAAAAACTGAATAGTGTAGCATATCCTTGGGCACCTACAGTTCGATTACAAAAAATGGGAGCATCTATTAATAAAAATATGTCATTAGTAGATACTGAATCTGACTTAAAAAATATAGTCAATGTAAATAGCAATGACCCCACTAAAAAATATATACCTGATCCAAATAAGAAAGTAGAATATCAAGATTTACCTGATGGATTTTTCCATGAGGAAAGTACATTATTAACTAATCCTCCTAGTGAATTAAGAGGTTTGGCAAAAAATAGATTTTATCAATTACATAAAGATCCTCAAAAGTATGTAATCGAACCGTTCTCTAGAATTGGTTCTGATACATATCAAGATATTATGGATAATGAAAAAGATTGTTAAATATATTAAATTGTTTTTTTTATTTTATTTTTTTTAAATATTATTATATACTATAATAATATGGAAGCAACTATTTTATTAGGAATATTAGGTGCCGGGTATTTATTTAATAAAAATAATAATAATAATAATAATAATAATAGTGGTGGTGATTCTAATAATGATTTACCAAAACAAAATGATGCATATACAACTGATTATTTTCATGAATCTCAACAAAATCAAGAGCATTCAAATAGTTTAAGAGATGAATATGAAACAGTTAGAATACCCGGTGTTAAAAATATTAATTTTCAAAATATAGAAGAATATTTAAATTCTGAAGATAATGGTAATTCAGAAGGAAAAGAATATATTTATAGTAGTTCAGCAGGTTCTAAACTAGATAAAAATGATTTCTTGTTAAATGATCAAGGTATTAAAATGGAACCATTTTTTACGAAGGCACCACCTAATATTGATTTAAACGATAATAGACATTTATCAAGACATCAAGGTGGTCAAGATTATAATATAAAAAAAAGAGAACAAACACCTTTCTTTGAAAATTATAAACAACAAAATGTCCACGGTCAACAATCTTATTCTGATGAAGTGAAAAATAAAATGTACGTCTCCAATAGTATGACCAATGTATTACCATTTGAACAAATTAAAGTATCACAGATAGATGAAAAAAATCCTGCTAATATCGATATTGGCAGACAATTCGCCCAAAGAAATAATGTTGATAATATAAGAACATTAAATAATCAAAAACAATCATATGATGGACGAATATTACCAGGTAAAGGTGAACAAAAATTAGGCAAAATTGGTCAAGTATTTAAACACACTCCTGAAAATGATTATTTTAATTCACCTGATAAATGGTTAACGACAACTGGCGCCTATATTGCTAAATCAGAAAGACCTGAACAAATTATCCCTAATACTAATAGACAATTCTTTAATAAAGGTGAATTTGGTATTGCTACTGGTGGTGATCATGAAGCACCTCAATATAGATCTAAATATGCTGTCTCATCTAGACAGAATTTTGCTACGGACAGTGTGAGAAATGCCGGAACAGATATTCAACAATCTAATAACGATGATATTAAAGATTCATATCAAATGTATCCTAATGAAAGAGATGTTACAACTCTTAGAACATATGATAGTAATATTTCTACAGAAGTCAAGGATTTCACATTAGGTTTAATGGATGGTGTTAAGAAAACTATTAAACAAACTACTATTGATTCTAAAAATAATGGATATATTAATGGTGGTATGGATATGCCTACCGAGAGATTATATGACGAAATCAAGAAAACTAAAAAACAGTTCACATCATCAGATCAAAACTATATGGGTGTGGGTGGTACAGAAGTAGGACAACCTACTAATCATGAAAGTTATAATAATGCGGAAACTAATGCAACTAAAGAAATTATTGCTCAAGGAAGATATCCTGTCCCAGAAGGTGATAAATATTATAATAGTAAAGAAACTTATAATATTGAAGTTAAGAAAACTGAATCAGATTATTATAATCATAGACAAACTCATTTTGATAGAATGAATCCAGAATATCTTGAAAAAGATACTTGTGAATTTACACACTTTAAAGATAAATTAGATGATAGATCTATCGCCGGAAGAACCACAGACCCTAACTTATTGTCGGCATTTAAAAATAATCCATATACACAATCTTTAGAATCTTTTGCTTACTAAAAATAAATATATTTAATAGTATATATATATGAATAGTGATTTATTAATTAAATGCTTCATAGCATTTTGTATCGGGACTATAATTTATAAATTTATTTTAGATAGATGTTCTTGTAATGTAGTTGAAGGTCAAACTATGGACCTGCCATTTATGAATGATATAAGACGGGCGGTTGCGAATGCCACCGGAGAAGGAGGATCAGAAGGAGAAGGAGAAGGAGAAGGAGAAGGAGAAGGAGGATCGGGAACGACATCCACTTCAGACAATACTGGTAATATTAAAATAATTATCAATGATATGAATGAAAAAATATTTAATAAACCCATAAAAGATACACTTTTGTCGATGATAAATAAAATACCGCCGGGCATCATTGACCCCAACTTAATACCAATATCAATTGAAGCTACCACTACTTTTGATCAATTTGGGGATAATGAAGATGCATTAAATTTCTTAGAAATGATTGTCCAACAAATTATAGGTATGGATGATCTATCATTTAGGACCTTCATGTATAACCTTGGCGGTGGTCCTGAAATCTATTGTAAAAATGATATAAATGAATATATTATTTCAATTATATTATTACAATATAATAAAATAAAGAGCGATAGGAAAGACTCCTATATAAATATATCTAATAGATTATCTAGATACATACCAGACATATTAGAAAGAGTACAAAATGTGAATAGTACTTGCGACGACGAGGATATATCAGCGAGATCAAATATTATGGATGTAATGTTTTATAGATTATTTAAAAATAATAATACAATTATTAATATAGGTTCGTTAGATGCATTAGTTAATGAATTAAATAATTTACCTAAAGTATATGGAGTTGTTATATTATTATGTATTACTTATATTATAGTAAAGATTTTCGGCATGTTTAATATGAAATTAGAAGTTTAAAATATATTATTTATTATTTGTAAACACACCCCTTGGTTTCATTATATTTTTTTTTAGCATTATCCAATACATTTTTATCCAATACATTTTTATCATTTATCATTTATGATATTATAATTTAATTCCATGTTATCTATTATTGGAATCATTATAATACCATTTT